AGTTACAACAGGACGCATCAGTCCTTGGGTAATTTATAATTCAGAGTCTGGGCAACGATTTTTAAGCACACTTGATGCTGGTCAGATTGCTATGGTATGGCCGTACATTGACTCGGATGTATGGCAGAAAAAGTTTACGGATTACTCTGCCGACCAAGAGTACGCTAAAGAAATATTAACGCAGGCAGGTTGGTAATGCATAACAAAATTCAAGATCCACATATCTGCATTGATTATTATCCCGGCAGCCACGGCAACTTTTTAGAGTTTGTTTGTAATAAGATTGCCGGGATCAAAACAGCAAAAACTAATCCTTTTGCTACCAATGGTGCTGCCCACTTTAAACAGTATGTGAAGCCGGAACAACAGGTGTTTTTTGCTGATCATTGGTTTACTAAAAAAAGCATACTACCCACTACAAAAATACTCAGCATCAGTTACTCTGCCGACGATGTGTTACCACTGACACAGATTAATTTTCTCAGATCAGGCCCGTATCAGTTTGACAGCAATATGTTAGAGAACAACACATATCAAAAATTAAACAACGAATACCTCAGGCCATTGTTGGATATGATCACTGCTGAATATTTTATTGATGAATCTCACCCAGATTGCCCAAGACACATTTTAAGAAACTTTTTTGAACGCAACATGGCACCGGGAATATTACGTGCTCAGCAATTCATGATATATGAAGAATACCAAGACGTATATAAATTCCCTTACGGCACCTTTTACAACAAAAATCAATTTGTCGAAGAACTCACAAAGGTTGCAGCCTGGGCCAATCTACAGTATAATGATTATGACAGCATTAGAAAATTACACAGTGAATTTTTAGTAAGACAGCCATACAAAGATTCAAAGCAAAAGTGCGATCAAGTGATTAACAACATACTGAACAAAATTGACGCAGGCCCCGATGCAATGAATTTGTTTGAAGAATCGTATGTCAACGCAGAACTAGTGAGACTTGGACATGAGCGCAGATATTGACATAGACTTTGCAGACCGAAGTCAACTGCTGGAGTTGATCCGGCATACTCCTGCACGTCAAACTGTGCAAGAACAAGTTCGTCGTCATAACTCTGGTGTGTATGTAACAGACATTCCACTGGATCCTGTGAATCGTTGTGCGGCTATAGACTATGAACAAGCAGAACAGTTAGGTTATTTTAAAATTGACTTTTTGAACATGAGTGTTTATCAGTTAATTACCGGCCCAGAACACTATGAAACAGCAGTCACCACAGAACCTACATGGACAAGACTGTGGCAAGAACCAGAGTGGGCAAAGCAGTTGGCACACGTGGGCAACTACACTGATTTATTAAAAGAAATGCGGCCAGATAGCATTCCTCGTATGGCAGCGTTTATCAGTATCATTCGTCCGGGCAAAGCACACTTACAACGGCAGCCTTGGGACGTGGTATTTGCAAGTGTTTGGGACGGTGATGACAGTCGAGGCTACACATTTAAGAAAAGCCACGCAATCTCTTACGCGGCGTTGGTGGCATTACACATGAACTTGCTCAGTCCATCCGTCGCACAAGCGTAATGCTTTTGCGTTTGCCTTTTTTCAGTGCAATGTCAGCAAGGCTACAAATAGGCCCGTGTAAGATTTCCAAGTCTTTGTTGGCAAATGTGCGTAGACAAGGACGAAATACGTCCCAATCTTTCTTGAGGAAGATGTTGATGGGAATACTTCTATTACTTTCCCACCACCAAGCATTGGCCAACTCCAGGAACCGTTGCTTTAGTGCAGGGTCGTGTATGCTGCCAAAGTCGTATATGGTGGTAACAGTGGCGTCTTGATTCTGCACAATGCCCACGTACTCCGTAGAAGCATATACACACAGTGTAATAAAGGGATATTGTTCGCTGAGTTTAGTAAAGATATCATTGGCCATCGGTGGTATTTATACCGTGCATTTTTGGCTAAATTTAAAGGTTATCTTTTGTCGCTAAATACTGTCATATGTATTCAACCACTGCTTACCTTTACCAACAAGTAACTCGAGTTATTGTAGTCGACACCAGTGGTGCTTATTTCAATTTGAGGTACAATCCTGTGTATGCTAAAAAACTAACAATTAACAAAGGTGTTGACAATGTGATCTTGTTTGAGTTCATCAATCAAGACGAAAAACCTGTGAATATCACCGGCAGCACACTAACATTTAGAATGGTTAGCCAAAATGGCGATGCGTTATTGGTTCAAAAAGAAATGGTTGTTATCAATGCACAGTATGGCCGTGCCAAAGTAACACTGACCACTGCAGAACTTGACACAGTGTTGGCACAGCCTGCTGCCTACAGCATCATGCGAGCCAGCGGCAATCTAATAGAAGCAGTGTACACAGACGCACAATCAGGTGCCCGTGCTCCGCTTGACGTGGTAGACAGTGTGTATCCTCAGTACGTGCCCAGTGCCAATTTGACAATTCCCACAACAGAAATCACAGCTCAGGTCAGTTATGGTGGGTCCAGCAGTAGTGTATATCCAGACTGGGCGTTAAACGCAGGCAGCTCAATCAACAACTACAGTCCTTACCAACCAACTGAATTTTACAGCAGTTTTATAGAACCAGTTGGCGCGGTAACCACAATACAAATGGACTTGCTTGGCTATACAGGTACAATCAAGGCCCAGGCCGCAGAGAACTATCAAAGTATCTGGTACAATGTTACAGAATCCACTCAGTATCTAAACAGAACTGAAACCATTTACATGAACGTGATTGGATGGCATCCGTTGTTGCGGTTGTGTTTCAACAACAGCATATACACTACCGGTACAAACGGTCAAGCAATGGGCAATCCCGGGCAAGCAACTGCCACAGTGGCCAATGGCATTGTCACAGGAGTCACTGTTTCCAACCCAGGTTTTGGCTATTTGGCTCCGCCACTGATTGAGTTTGTAGGCGAAGGTGCTGGCGCTGTAGCCACTGCCAGTATATCAGGCAGCTCAATCAGTGGCATTACACTGGTCACTGGTGGTTCTGGATACCGTCCTGTTCCTCCTACCATGCAGTCAGTGCAGGTGCTTGTTTCTACCGGACGTGTGGTAAACTTAAAGTACCGTTAAGCCAAAATAAGTTGCGTTGTGGCACAAAACATGTTATAATAGTAGCATGATTGATGTGTTGGCATTTTTACCAGGCAAGAGAAAACAGTCCAGTTCTGGATGGATTTCCTTTAATGCACCTTGCTGTGTACACAACGGCAACACACCGGACCGACGTGGACGTGGTGGTATCAAACTGTCCGACCTGGGCTGGAGTTATCACTGCTTCAACTGCGGATACAAAACAAGTTTTATTCTTGGGCGTAACATTGGATTTAAAGCAAGACGTTTACTCGAATGGATAGGCGTTCCAGAAAACGACATTAATCAAATCAATCTTGAAAGTATGCGCCATCGCAGTATGGAAGGCATGATAGAAGATCGTCAGCGTGTGTGGAACAACACAGCGCCTATTGAATTTAAAGAAACAGACTTGCCAGAATTTACAGATTTTGTAACACCGGCAACACCTGAGCACTGGGCATATCTCAGGAGTAGACATGTGCCCAATGACTATCCTGTCATGGTATCAGCTACAAATCCTACTCGCCCCGGAGTAGTAGTTCCGTTTACCTACAATAATCAAGTGGTAGGCAGTACAATACGTTTCTTAGATGATCGTAACCCACGTTACATCAACGACATGCAGAAAGGCTATGTGTTTGGTATAGATCTACAACAAGCAGGATGGCAAAATGTGATTGTGACAGAAGGTATCTTTGATGCACTCAGCATTGGTGGCATGGCTGTGATGCACAACGAAGTAAGTGATGATCAAGCAAGACTAATACGCAGTCTAGGACGCAATGTTGTTGTAGTGCCGGACCAAGATACTGCAGGTGTAGAGCTAATCGATCGTGCTGTGGAACTGGGATGGAGTGTAAGCATTCCAGACTGGCCAGCAGGTGTTAAAGATATCAACGATGCTGTGAAACTCTGGGGCAAGTTGACAACACTGCTAACTATAATGCAATCGAGTGAGAGCAGTCGAATTAAAATAGAACTAAGGAAGAAGCAACTTGTCAGAAGATTGTAAAAAGTATAATCCTGGATATGCGTCATCCTGGCAAGACTGGGTTGGAAAATATGCAAATTGTTCATTTGATTATTTTGCTCGGCACAATTCTGGACAACCGATGAATTATAAATTCAACAGCTCTGGTTATCGAGGAGGCGAACACTATCTGAATCCAGAAATATCTATATTTGGTAGTAGTTTTAGTTTTGGAGTAGGTGTAGAATTTGACAATTGTTGGCATCAACTGTTGGGAGATTACCGAGTAAACTGTTATGCGCCTGCTGGATTTTTAGTAACAAATAATGCTATCATTGATCACTATCAACAGACCAACATTACTTCTGGGATTGTGATATTACAATTTAGAGAATTTAAATACAACACCTTACCGGTTATCATACCCAATAATACCAAATGTTTCGTCATTGATGAAAATAACCACGATGATTTATTTGGATTCAACTACGCTAGTTTTGTAGACAAAGCTGAAGATAACACACACCCTGGACCAGAAACACATAAGCAATGGGCAACACAAATAAAGAAAAAGTTCAACTTGTGATTAGTCACCTTGAAGGATGTTCGGGAAATTTTTTAGGAAGACTGTTTGCCGATGACAATGATCAAAAACAATCTTATTTCAAAATTGATACCGACAAGCATGATCTGATCCTGGCCATCAACGGAGTTGATAGTTGGGATCAAGAACTCAAACACTTTAACAATCATCGAGTTGTAGTGACACACAATTTTAATCAACAACAAATTTGCAATTCTTTTCCAAACGCAAAAATCATACAAATATATCCATATACACACATTGGAAATGTTTTATACAACATCTGTTTTAAAAAAGTAAACACCAAAATAGATAATTTGCTAGATAATCATTTAATACACCTTGTTGAATGGTATCAGCACATTCAACAAAGACGCCCTGCCCAGGACTGCACAAATTTTTGGCAACTGCGTGACCAACAACAGGTTGAAAATCTATTGGAAATTAAATTTACAAAAACTCAAGAAAACTTTTTTAAAAAATATTGGGATCAGCAACTTCCTTATGCATTGAGCATTCCTAAAGAATCATTGTCGATTGAACAACTTATTGCTGTTTGGAATATTGACAATTATTTTAACGAATGGGCAGTTGCTTGGACTATTTTTGTTTATGAACTAATTAATCGTCGATTTGAACATCAACGATTGTGGTCCGTGGATGTTGATAAATTCAATTCCTGGGCTGATCTGTCAAAAATACAAAATAGATACAATGTCAAGACTTGACATCACCTACAATTAATTATATAATATATCATGCTTAAAGAATACGGACTTGATGTCCAACGACTATTTTTGGAAATGATGCTAGAAGACGCCAGCAGTTATGTGCGTGTTCAAAACATCTACAACCCTCAGAACTTTGACAAGAGTCTGCGTCCAGCGGCTGAGTTCATTAAAGAGCACACGGACAAGCATAAAACTATGCCGGACAAGATGCAGATTAGTGCAACTACCGGAATAAAACTACAACCGGTGCCTGATTTAAATGAAGGACACTTTGACTGGTTCATGACTGAGTTTGAGAGCTTTACTAAGCGTCAAGAGCTTGAACGTGCTATTCTTAAAAGTGCAGACCTGTTGGAAAAGGGTGAGTTCGAGCCAGTTGAGAAACTGATCAAAGACGCAGTACAGATCAGTCTGACCAAAGACATGGGCACAGATTACTTTGCTGATCCTGCGGCACGTATCAACAAATACTTTAACTCGGGCGGGCAAGTATCAACAGGTTGGCCACAACTAGACCGGTTGTTGTATGGTGGATTCAGTCGTGGTGAACTGAACATCTTTGCCGGTGGATCTGGGTCGGGCAAGAGTCTGGTCATGATGAACATTGCGCTTAACTGGTTACAACAAGGTTTGAGTGGTGTTTACATTACACTAGAGCTTAGTGAAGAACTCACTAGTCTGCGCACAGATGCCATGTTGACCAACATGTCAACAAAAGATATTCGCAAAGACATTGACACAACAGAACTCAAAGTTAAACTAGTGGCCAAGAAGAGTGGTCAGTATCGTGTGAAGGCATTACCAGCACAAAGCAACATTAATGACATCCGCAGTTATGTCAAAGAAGTGCAAATACAAACAGGTATTAAAGTAGACTTCATGATGATTGACTACCTGGACTTGCTGATGCCGGTCTCTGCCAAAGTCAGTCCCAACGATTTGTTTGTCAAAGACAAGTACGTGTCAGAAGAACTGCGCAACTTGGCCAAAGAACTTGGTGTGTTAATGGTCACTGCATCACAGTTGAATCGTAGTGCGGTTGAAGAAATTGAATTTGACCATAGTCATATTTCAGGCGGTATCAGTAAGATCAACACAGCAGATAATGTGTTTGGTATCTTTACTTCACGTGCTATGAAAGAGCGTGGCAAGTATCAGATACAATGTATGAAATCTCGAAGCTCGACCGGCGTTGGTCAAAAAATTGATTTGGAGTATAACATTGAAACTATGCGCATTACTGATGAAGGCGGGGACGAAGGAACAGGGTACAATCGTCCACAAAGTTCACTTATGGACTCAATCAAAGCAAAAAGTCAACTCAAGCCTGCTGACACCACAGAAGACAAATCGCCACCATGGGAACGAGCCGCAGGAACTCCTGCTTGGGAACAGCCGGCCAAGGTAACAGGTGATGTACAAAGTGCTAAACTCAAACAGTTATTGGGACAGATTAAAAGCACTTGACCAATTAATATTGTGTTAACATGTTGTGTAATTCAGGCAGATAATTTTTCATCTGAAT